TCCCCGTAAACAAAAATTGAAACATTAATCATATTACATTATTTAACAAGTTGTAAGCATATTCAAAGTCAATCGTATAATTGATATTCTTATCTTGTATTGTTGTCTTTAAGCTAGTTTGATTTGTTTTTAAAGTTACTGGTTTGTTGTCCAATAAGACAACTTCACTTAACATTAAATCTTGGATTAAATCTGAATAATTTTCTGGTACAAATCCTGTGTTTAAAGTTACGGTTTGTCTTGCATTAAAATTAAATGCTTTGGATTGCCCTTTGTAAACATTGTAATTGTAATTACTTGGAAGTAAGTTATACATTGTGCTTGTTACCGTTAATTGATTTGTCTGCGCCTTAAAGAATGTTAGGAACTGCCAACCACCAAAACGATTGATAAATGAACATACTACTGGTGTATATTTAGGTTCGCATATAGGAGTTACAGTAAACTCAGATGAATAAGTTAATGTTGCACCTACAAAATACTTTAAAGTTGCAATTGTTCCATTATCATAGTTTGCACTTGATGTTGTCAATGGCACTTTGTACATATATTTGCCAGCCGCCACTCCTGTTCCAAAAATAGAGGTAGTAATTACATTCGCATTGTTTTTATCCTTGTATTCAACATCCAACTTATCGCCTAAAGCATTGTTTATTAATACGTTTACATAAGGAATGCTTCCCAAATTGTATTGTATTTCTTTAGAATTATCAGCTAAAAGGCAATAATTGTTTAATGGATTCGTTTGGTTGTACCCGCCAATGTAATCAATATAGCCATCAACTCCAGCATAAGTTGTCGTGTCAACTAAAGTATATGCGCCTGCGGATGTTTCTTTGTATCGTTTTATAGAAACATTGCACCATTGATTGTTTGTCCCATCAGTTGAAACAATATTGTCAATGTATTCTTTTATGTAAGGGGATATATTATAAATCGTAACCCTTTGTTCATTGGATGCGACCTTCTTTGAAAGCGTATAGGTTGCAGTTGCAGGTATTGAGTTAGGGGTATTCCAAAGGAATATTTCCAACTTACTGCCAACTTGTGCTGCTTCATTAATCTCTATTGTATAGGGAGATCGTGCGTATATTATCATTATGTTCTCTTTAATTCGTAATCAACTATATAATCAACATCCATTCTAAAAGCCTGTGCAATTTCGCTATCAATGTATTTCTTTTTACCTGCCTCAAATGGCTTAGTAAAAAACAAACTTGGTCTTAATCCTGTTTGGTAAATACTTCTAGTAATAATAAAAGCAGTAGATTGATATGAAATAAACTTACCGCTTTTTTTGTCTCTAAATTGTATTCCTTTTTGTTTAACCCATCTTTCAATTCCATTTGTTAAACCGCCTTTAGGACCAGATTTAGAACCAAATTTAAATGGACTATTAGGAGCTTTGCGTGAGCTACTCTTTCCCTTAACACCTTGATCTTGAAACATTCCATAGTCAGCCATTTTAAAGCCAACTATTGAATAATCATTTTCGCTTACTATCTCACCCTTTAAACTATTATACAACTCCTTTGTGTTGTTCTTTCTGCTCTTAGATAGGTTAGACCTTGACTGCTGAATTACATAGTCTCTAAATCGTTTTAATAAAGCTTCTGTATTCTTTAGTTCCATTAGCAAACAGTCATGTCATTAGGTACAATTATATCAAATGTCAATGTCCAGCCTGCAACTTTATTTTCGAATCTATCTGTAAATGGTTCGCACAATGGGTCTCCATCAATTTGCACTAAGTTGCTAAACAAATCACCACGCTTTAAACTACTTACTAATCTTTGTGCAATTGCTAATTGCTCATTTAAAATATCTAATAAATTATCGTTGCCTTCAAATACATCTGTTGAATTTTCTTTGCTTACATCCACAAGGTCCATAAACAAAATAGAAATATTGTAAGAGCTTACATATTCCTTTGGACTTGCATTGTTTACAATGATATGGCTTAAAGGATAAATAGTCTGCTTAACTAAATCTACTTCAAAGATATCACCAGTGCTAACCGTATGTACAAAGCCTGTGTCCTTTATGTAATCCCTTAACTTATCAATAACGTAATAAAATCCGTTCATTATCTATTTTGTTTAATCAATTTCATTTCTAATTCATTCTTTTGTTTCTCAAAACTTAAAAAAGTTAAGCATTGATTAATGGGTAACTGGGTAATTTCATCAAATCTTCTAACATCGCCCTGTGATAAGGCATAGATGCTGGAATACCATCCCCATCTTTTGCCGAATTGCGTAGCTTCGTTAAACTCATCGAGTTGTTCCCCTCCAAAAAGTCCATCGTACTTTTCAATAATTCTCGACCTAAAGTCCAAAAAAAAACCTTGCTACTTAACACAACATCCATTGGTGCATCAAGCATTATTTGCGAATATTTATCTGTGCCTTCGTACTGCTCAATTAAGTATTTACTACCTAATTTTTGTTTAATTGGTCTATAAAGAACTGCCATACTTTTATGGCTATCATCCCAATCGGTAATGTATCCATCGAGGTCCATGTATTCACCCGAAGACATATCGTTTAGATTAGGTATAAATCCAAACTCTGTCCCATTTATTTTAAAAATTGTGACTAACTCTGGAATCTTATTAAACAATTCAGTAATCGTAGTAACCGCAAAATTTAAATCCTTTTGCTTCATCTTAGCAACAATATTTAAATCTGTATTACAAAATATCTGAACCAACTTTTGGTTTAAAAATTTACCCTCTTCATTCTCGCTTGCTATCTTAACAAACTTTTGATATTGGCTTAATTTAATTTCACTTAATGATGTCGGAATTAATATTTTAACCTTCATGATGTATAAACGTAAATTGTTTGTTTTTGTCTTAATAAATATGATAGTTGCCTTGATTTGGATTATCTAAATGGTAGATAATGTTATACCTAATCGCATCAATAATGTGATTCCACGCATCAAGATACAATTTAGATGCCTTATTTAAATAAACATAGTTGTTAAATTCTTTGGCAATATTCTGTGATTGTGGGTCTACTATAATTTGATAGTCTTGCATTCTTACTATACCTGATTCAATCGTTCCTTTCTTTACAGGTTGGATGTTAATGCCTTGATAACGCAGGTCATCAATCAATCTAGGTTCTGCGGAATCGGCAATGATTAAACCGCTATTGCATTTTTCTTTAATTAACGATGCAAGTATGTGTGTCTTTAATCCTCGCTCATAAATTACCTCCTTAACGTAGATTATTTTTCTTGCTTTGTCTATTGCCACCTCCGCTAAAGCATCTGGATCAATTGAGAATCCAAAGTCCATGCCGTAAGATGTTTGCAGCTGATTAGGATTAAACTCACCAAACTTCCAATTGGTAAATACAACACCTTCTGCTTTGTCTAGCCATCCGCCTAGTATTGCGTGTTGATATTTCTTTGGATTGGTTTCCTTAATCCTTTGTACTTCATCTAAAAATGATTGGTCTAAATGCTCAATATTATCTTCGTAGGTTGTATGGATATAAGTAACGTTCCCTTTTATCCCGTTAAATCCACCTTCAACTCCAGCTTGCTCAAAGAATCGTTTATAAATCCAATGCTCTTTGGTAGTCGGATTAAATATAATAATGATTCTGTTTTGAACTCCCTTCTGTCTAACCGATAAGTTAATCTTGTCAAAAGTAGCCTCTTCCGTCAATTCCTCTGCCTCCTCTAGCACCCAATCTGTTACACCTTGTAACGACTTCAAATTTGCAGTTTGGTCTCCTGACGATGTCTTTAAACCTCTAAATATTATTTCACTTTTTGATTGCAGATTTATAATATCGGTTTTTGTTACTTCAAATTTCTTTTCCGATTCCAGTAGTTGAATCTTTTCTTGGAACTCAGGAATAATTGACAAGTGAGCGGATGTCATTGTCTGCCTTGTAAAAAGAATTTTATGACCCTTTTCAAATGATAGTAAACTTGTAAACGTTCCAACCCCAAATGATTTTGAGCTTCCCCGACCTCCTGATATTATAAAGTATCGAGTATCATTAAATAACGCTTTCCATTTATTGTTTAGAAGAATCATCCTTGAATTTCACCAAATCACTTAGGTTAAAATCTTTTACTTCGTGTGTATTATTGCTTTCCACATGGGTCATCGATAATTGCTTTAACTCATCTGGAGATGCTATTAGTTTCATTAGGCCCATTTGTAATGTTGGATTCTCTGATTTATACCACTTAGAACGCATCGATACTTTAATTTCTGTTTTAACTTTTGTTAAGGCATCTTTTATGGTGTCTAATTTTTCCAATTCTAAGTTGTAAAATGTTGCTCTTGAACATGGTAAATAAGCAATTACATCATCAATAAAAAAGAGTTTATTCTTTTCTATTGCCTCTAACGATTTTAACTCTAATTCTTTTGGATTATATGCCATATTATTTTAATTCGAAAGATGCAATTAATCTATTTGTTGCTCCTGTTTTTTTTAAAGCTTTAATTCCTTTATGTTCCGTACCTCTACCAAAAGAATTACATCGCCATTCTATTTTCCTTTTTAAACTAAATATTAAACTTGGAGAACTTGTTGTAATTGTAAATCTCCATTTTTCATTTTTATATATTTTTCCTATTTCATTTAAAAATTTAATTCCAAATCCTGCTCCTTGATAATCTGGTAAAATAACTAATCTATGTACCTTTTTAATTGTAGGGTCAATATTAGGTAAATGTAATACAGATAAAAAACCAGCTATTTCATTATTAATTAAAGCAACAAAAACATTTGCAGCATTATTATGAGAATGACTTAAATAATGGTGTTTAGCAAACATTTTCCATATTGCTTTATCTCCGCACTTGAATATTTCAAATTTAATTTCTGGTCTATTTTTTTTTTGCCCTTCAAGTGATTGAAAGGTCATTGTATCCGTATTAAATATCCAATCTGGTATTAGCCATTCTTGTACATCAAAATGACAAGTTACTGCTATAAATTGTTTATTACTTTTACGAATTGCTTTTTGCATTGCAAAACTACCAATTTGTGCAACCTGCCTATCTACAACAGATGTAAATTCATCAAATACAAATAATTTATTTTCTTCTAAAATTGCTCTTGCTAAATCAACTCTCATTTTTTGTCCATTAGATAAAACCGAATATGGCTTTAGCCAAGAAGGAGGAGATGAAAAACCAACAGAATTAAAAGTTGATGTTATTTCTTCTAAAGAACAATCTTTAGGCATATCATCTAAAATTGTTTCAGCATTATATTCAAAGTTAGTAACATAAGCATCTGGAAATAATTGTTTAGCAATAGTAGTTTTACCGGTTCCAGATTTACCTACAATTAAACCAACTTTCCAATTAAAATCTATATCTAATTCTCCCTTAAAATGTTCTATAACATTTTCAGATTGCAAATCAAATTTGCCAATTACCGAAGCAACTCTAAAAGTTTTTTTCGGATTTACTTGTTTTATAATGTCAAAAGTCTGCATTCGTATCCTTCTTCTATAAATTTATTATAAGTCTTTTCTTGTGATTCTTCATCATTACAAATTACTTCTATTCTAAATTGAGATTGTATTTTATCAGATAAATCTTGATGTTCAGCTTCTCCTTCATCTTTTATATCAAATACAGGTATATCTAAACCCCAAGCCTCAAGCTCTTCGCTATCCCATTCGTTTGCAATCATATCCCAATCCCATTCGCCTCCGCTTGTATTATCCTTGATAAGAAATTCTCTTTGTTTCTCCTCTGACAAATCAGTAACAATAACTGGTATTTCTTTTATGCCTGCCTCTTTGCAAGCTCTGAACCTCATATTACCACCAAGAATAATCATGTCCTTGTTTACTACTATGGGCCGTATGTTCAGCATCTCAGGAAAATCCTTAATCGACTGAACTAACTTCTTAAATTTATCATCCTTAATTAATCTAGGATTATTAGGATTTAATTTAATGTCAGATATTTTTTTTATTTCCATTGTATTTATATAAGGTACATTTCCTCTTTTACAAGTTTCCAATAAATCTTGTCATCTATTTTTAATTTCTGCTCAATAACTAATTCTACAATATACAATCCGCATTGGATAGCCATTGACTTAGTGCCAGTGTAATAAAGGCAATTGATAAATATCTCCCTTGCTTTTTCATTAGGCTTCATTATCATGCTCCATATAAACGCTGCGTAACTTGCCTATTGTATCTCTCCAGCATGAATCACATGATGTTTGTTGCAAGTTGACTTTAAAAACATTAAGATATATTTTAGCCAATTCTTGTTGCATCATCGGTGTGATGGTTTCATGATTTTCTGCAAAGAATAAATCTAAATACTTATAGTCCTCTATTGATAAACATTCAGGATTATTGTAAGGGAATAATTTATTAAGGATTTCTTTTCTTTTGTCGCATCCGCAATCAAAACCGATTGCTTCTGCTAACTTGTCAACACCTGCCTTAATGCCAGTTGCCTCTGTGAACTTTTCTATTGAATCTCCAAGTCCTTGTGATTTTCTTTTGCCCATAGTTGTAATTTGTTTTTACAATTTCTAATTGTGTTATAAATACTTGTAAATGAAATGCCTGATTCTCTTGACATTTTACGCATTGATATTCCTTTTTTTAAATAAACGGAAAACAACATTTGATCGTAATAGTCCCATGTTGATATGTAATCAAAATACGGTTTAGTTGATTCAATAATTAAATCTTCTATTTCGTATTCTGATATAAGGTATTCAATTTCTTTTGTAAACTCTACCTTTAATATTTTCACTCTTAACAAGTCAGCCGTTAAGCTACGCAATGTATAATAAAAATAAGCCTCATTAATTTCTTTGTTTTTATCTAAGATTTTAATGTAGGCTTCTTGTACAATGTCTTCGGCATAGGTCAACTCGCCAAACTTTCTGACAATATTAATCCAATGTCTGTGTCGTTTAACAAGATGATCTATTCCGTTCACTCTTTATTTTTTAGAATTAGGACTATATAAATTAGTATAAATACAATGTACAAAATGCCTACAAATATACCAGTAACTACAAGACTATCCATTGTGTTTGTTTATTTCGTGTTCTAAATACCAAATAGCTTTAAGCAAGTCTTGTTTTTGATTGCCTTTCTTATCAGCTCGCAAAATATACTTTATTGCGTTCCCAGTATTAAAGCTCAACCCAAAATCATCTATGATGTCAATTACCTCAAATCGGTTGCCTTGATAATGCGGAGGCGAATTAACTAAGTCTACTTTAACTGGTTCTTGTATATCTGCAATAATAACTGGTATATCATCCCAGACTTTTTCAACAAACTCTTCCATTTTAATCTAACAAATTAGATATTAAACTTCTTTCTAAACAATCTTCTGCGTTAGATGCAGAACGATTAAAGGCTACTTTAAGCTCTAACTCTGTAAATAACAAAGTGTTGTATTGTCCGTTGTAATTTAATATAACAGCATAGTATTCATCCTTTGCCGCTTTTCGTTTGTCCTTGTTAACAATTCTTTTAACTTGTCCTACTCTTGCTTTCATTTTATAAATATTTAATTTAAAGAATCTAGTGTTTCGTTAAATGTAATAATTTGAATAACTTTTCCGTCAATAGATTTTAAAGAACCTTCATTGTCTCCTTGTTGCTTAATATTTTGAGACAATTGAACAATTTTATCTTGTTCAATCCAGCTTCTTAAAATATCTCCGTCTTTTGTTCTTGTTGTAATCTTGATAAATTTCTTCATATTGTTTTTTTTATGTTATAAATCTAAAAAGTTTTTTTTAATTAACAAAGCTAACTACCTAAAAATCAATATCTAAGCCGTAAGATTTTAGTAAAATATTAAGTTGGGTATTTAAACCTTCGTGTCTTACTTCATCCATGTCTGACATCTTTAAACCTAGCTTAAAAAACTTTAGCATTAAGTCTCCAGCCATAACGTGTTGGTCCACTACTTCTGCCTCCGCTCCTTCTTTATAAAGTTTATCGGTTATTGCCAGTAATTCATTAAGCAAGTTTTGGCTTTTAAATTTAAGCGATTGCTTATTGTAAATTGATTGCCTAAAATCGTTTTCAATGTGATCTACAAGAGCGTTTGTTAACCCTGCATAGATGACAAAAGTTTCCTTTTCTGTTAGTTTATTCATTTTGGTTTAGTTTATCTTTAATCATTTTGACCTTTAAGAAGCTGAGCATCTGAAGCCATCCAGTGCAATGTATTAATCTTTCTCGGTTTGTTTGTAAACATAGCAATAAATTATTTACAATTATTCCGTTGCCTAAGTTAAGTTCCGTATTTGGTTCTATGCTTTGGGCATCAATCCAATCTATTGCGTTCTGGTAATTACTTGGAATCTTCATAAATAAAAATTTCAATTCTTAGATTTAAATACTAATAAAAATTTCAATTCTTGGATTTAATTTATCTATATTTTTAATCATAACTAGCCTTACGCATAGCCTATCGTTGGCTATTATACCGCACTTCTGCAAGCAATCTAATATTACCTTTGCCGCGTTGTCTAGGTCTGATCTGTTCGACTGAAAGTAAACGATAATATTAATTCCAAACTCTACGGTTATAGTCTCTCGAATCGTCAGCGTTTGCAATCTAAAGCTCTCTTCGTACTGGAGTAATGGCTTAGACTTGTAAAGCCGATTATTGCCAATACGATAGCCGTTAGATTTACTAGGCACTTGGCCGTAGATAGTAAAGTTTATCATTGTTAATAAGTTTCCTTAAAATATTCTTCTGCATTATCGTGAAATAATACTTCGTAATTAAAATACCCAGAATCAAATGCACTCATTATCTGCTCTTTCTCCATTTGTATTGCTTCTGGAATATATTTATCCCTTACAACTTCCATTTCAAAATTATATTGACTCATTTTTTCTACTAGCCACTCTACTGCTGTTTGTTTAGTTTCCATTTTGCTTTATGATTAAAATTCCACTCTTTGTATATCTGCCCGGTTCTAGTTTTTGATTCCAGTAATCTCTATCAACTTCCATTTCAAAGATTGGTTTGTTTACTTTTAAAACAAAGCGTTGTTCAATTTGCTTAATTTCTTTGGTTAGTACGTTATAAATTACTAAACCCGTGCAAATTATAGTAACGATGAACGTTAGTAGTTTGATTATCTTTATCATTTTTTTAGTGTCTAAAATAAAGTGAGTTGAACTTCTGGAGAATAACTAGAATCGTATTTTTGATTCTCTCCTTTTGGATAAGGTTCTATAATATAATTTAAATGCTTTTTAAAATTCTTTCTTTGATTGCCTATAAAAAAAACATATCTATGCTTTGACGATCTAAACTTCCTGATTGAATAATCAATTTCTTTAGAGTAATGCCTTGAATGGCTACCATCTTCAAAACCTATATCAGTTCTTTCTTTTGTTGATCCAGTATATATCCAATTGGTAGCTTGATAAATATATCCATGATGGTTCATGATTGTGTCAGCATAGCTAACAAGTATCATATTATCTGGGATTAATTTAAGGCATTTTCCAACAAAAAAAGATAAAGTGTTTTTTTCAAGATTATCTTCTACGCAAAGTCGATTTAATTCATAAACATATCTACTAAAATCTTTTCCGCAAATTCCATCGCATAAACTTGGACTAGCTGGCTTTCCAATTGTTAAAACTCCTTTTAAGATTTGGTCTTCATACAAGCCAAATGCAAAAGAAATAGAAGGAATGCGTTTAGCATAATGCTTATGCAATAACCAATCATAAGTTTGCGAGCTTTCTATACTAAGTACTTTGTATTTTTCTGTAATACTCATACTTCTATCGGTTTAATTTTTCCGTCCTTGTCAATCTCAGATTCAAAATTAACTAGGTCATTAATAAACTGCTTATAGGCAAGTGTCTTGCAAGCTACTTTAAATTCTTCGCCTTGCAAATGCTTAAACTTCTCTGCAATCCTTAGCTTGTCTTCTACTGGAGTTGTGTAAATGCCAAACTCGCTTAAATAATCGTAAAGAATATGCAATCCTCCAGCTATCCAGACAAACTCTTTCTTTGCCTTCTGTGCCTTCCAAATTTCTTGCGCGTACATATTTGCAGTTTCAATACTTTGAGTCTTTAAAACGCTATCACAAGGCTTAGGCTTGGCAGGTTCTTCTTGCTTTGGTATTGCTCTAGTCTCAGTTCTTGCATAATCTAAGTAAGCGTTTACAATTCTAGCAAAGTATTCGCATGAAAAGTTCTCGTATGTCTTAACATCTACCGTAAACCTACCAGCAACTGCAAGCTCAAAAGCTAACTTTATTTCTGCGATTGTCTGATTTGCAAAGTTTGTCTTTATGAAATTTATTAAGACTAGCTTTTCTTCGTCAGTTGGTAAGTTGTTTCCCCTTAGTCCTACAAGAATCATTACATAGCGAAGAACTTGCTTTAGGTCTTCTTCGTTTTGCTTTCTAATTGCTAAACCATTTTGAGCTGAAAGAATCTGAATGCCTAAACCTTTACCAATTTCGGAGGGCTTCCATTCTGTCGTGGCTAGTTCCCTTTGGTTTGTCGTTTGAATTTCCATTATTTTGTTGTTTAGGTTCAAAAATTCCTTGATAGTTATTTGCAATTGAATTGTTAATTGCTTCTTCTAATTCTTGGTTAGTATAACTTTCCCATTTTGAAATTAATTGTTTAATTCCAGAATCTGTGTATTTAGATTTTTTTTCTTCTTTATAATTAATCCATTTATCAAACAATAAATCTCTTATTGGATCTAAAGAATAAACAAAACGCTTCTTTTCTTTTACTTTACTTTCTTTTACTTTACTTTCTTTTACTTTATCGTCGTTACGAACATGTTTTGAACGTGTTACATTTTCGTTAACTGCTTGATTTTCACGCCATTCCGAAATTCTTTTTGCGTTTTTTTCTTTTGATACTTGATACTTTTTACTAAAGTTTAGCAATTGTTTGTTAAAAGTTTCTCCATTATTCGAAGAAATCAAATCTATTTCTTCTAAAAACTTCCAAACTTTCTCTAATTTCTTACCAATATTTAACTGGTGTTTAAGAACATTTGTCTTAATTGGCTTCTCTTGTAATGCTAACTTTTCGAGAATAGTATAAAATAATCCAAGACCTTCATAACCAAACTCTAAGTAAAGTTCGGTTATCTTTTCATCGTTAAATGAAGTAGAATCGTGTAGGTAATATTTCATTTAAAATAGTAATTTAATATTATCGTTTAATTTCTTTGTATGAATCGTAAAAAACTTCCTCGCCAGTTTCCAAGTCATATATGCAATATTCTACATTTTGACCGAACCTACTACAAATTTGAATTTCTTCGTCTTCTAATGCAATGTAAACGTATCCAGAATATTTATTAAATCCGATTTCCATAATTTCATTTCCTGAATAATAATTGGCGTATGCCTTAAGACAATTTGATAAACTAATTGCCTCTAATGTTGCGATAGATTTGCCTTCAAATCCGTTCATTGTTATTGTGTTCATTTTAGTAAATAAAAAAAGCCAGAAATTGCGTAGGAGTGCAAATCTGGCTTTGGTTTTTTAAACCTTTAAAATAACCCAAGAACTCCTACCCTCTTGGCTTATTATGATATAAATATAAAACTAATTGTCAGATTTACAAAGTCTTTTCGAGAATATTCCGAAATGATTGGGAAAATCTTTCTCAAACTTTCTAGCATAGTCTGCCGTAAAATTGTTGTTCACTTTGTACTTGTCATTACCAGACACCATTGAATGCCATCTAATGACCTCAAATATTTGCTTTGACCCGATACGCTTGTAGCCTCTATTTATTAGCTGAAACGCGTACTTCTTGAATGATTCGTAAACCTCCGGATTCTCTTCGTGATATTTTATAAAGCTTCTCATTTCTTATTAAGTTTAGTTTTTTATAATTAAGTTCTAATTGCTTGGACAAGTTTTCTTGCCACTCGTTAAATGTTAAATCTTTCATGCGTTAAAAAATAAAAATATAAATATTAAATAAACAATTATGCTTACTCCAGCTCCAATGACTCCAATAAAAGCCATGAATTCTGCGGCATCGTAATGCCTTTTTGATTTACCTTGATATCTCATTGTTAAGTTGTTTAAATTCCATAACTCGTTTTACTTCCTCCATTACTTCTTCGTTGTTAATTTTGCCATAAACAACTGATTGCACTAATGGCATTGACCATTGTCTGGCCGAGAATGGCATGACTCCCTTTTTGTTAAGGTTGTCAGCCACCTCTTGATATAAATTAAGCTTCTTGATTTTCATATTCTGTTTTCATTTTTAACCACTCCTCGTCTGTCAATTCCTTTTCGTATTCAACGACTTGGCCATAAGACCGGCTAATCATTGCGATTGTGTTTTTTATATCATCCATCGTGTTACACTCCACACGTTTCCAACATTTTACATAATCAAGTTGTGACCTGTATTCAAAAATATATATTCCTGCTTTCATAATTAAAAAGGTAAGTCTTGAATTTCTGTATTTCCCAAAGAACTTGGTGCAACTGTTTGTGTCTTGTAAGTAATTGCACCACTTGATTTAGATTCCCATGTGTCAAGCTCCATGTAGAACTTGCCTGACTTTGCGGAGTTAATCTTTAAGTTAACCCAACCATTCTTTGCGTTTGCTTGTAGGAATGTGATAGCATCCTCTACTTTGACCGACATGTTGCCGACCACCCAGTCCGGAGCATTTTCCGAACGTTTGAAAATAAAACCATCTGCGAATACTTTCTCTTGCTTTTCCATTACTTTGTTAGTTGTAGTTTACGAGTTGTGAATAATTTAATATCTGATTCTGTTAATGCTGATTTATACTTGGCATAAAGGTTTTCTAAGTCCTTTCCATTGTGGCACAAGTCTAATAATTCTGGAGTAAATTCTGGCGCTTTTACTTGTGTGCCAGCTGCATCTGTATCTTTGTCTGTCACTAAACCGAGAATGCTCGAAAGACAGTACCTCCGAAAGTAGGTCACACCCGAACCGTAAGCCTGAAAATCGTTCATGTTGCCTAGCTTTACCTTTGGAATTTGTGTGAAGCTTTCTAGTTGCTCTCCGCTTTCTACATGAAATAGTATAGTTCTTATGCCATCGTTTTCTAGTAATTGCGTAAAGCAAAGCTTGTGCTTTTTAAGTAGCGGATTTATTACGCTAAAGATTTGAGGCAAATCTGCGTAAGTGTAGTTGTGGCCTTTGGTATCTTTGTGGATAATTGGGCAGTCGTTTTGAAAGTCCGACAGACTTTTAATTAAGTTTTTCATTTGATTATTTGGATAAATTTAGATTTACATTTTTTGCATTCATGAGATATCAAATCTTTTGCTTCCCATAGTTCTGGATTGTATGACCAAGTCATCGTGTAAAATCCAGCCTTGTCTTTGAATTGTGCTTTTATAGTCTTCATGATAAGATAGAATAAAAGGCGATTGCTAAAACTAGAAAAGCGACTTGCTTTGCGAATGGGATAATGTCAGCCTTGCTGAAATCTCCGATTAAAAGTGTGATAATGTTTTTCATTTTTTTTAGGTTTTTCGATTGCTTCGTTGCTTTCGATATGTCAAAGGTAATACTTAATTCGTAATAAAAAAACTTTTTTTAATTTATTTTTAAATACTACTCTAATATTTGCCTAACAAATAACCTTTTATTTGCACAACAAAAAAGCCACCAGATAAAATCCAATGGCTTTTTAAATAAACCTAAACCTATAAAATTATGAAAACTTAACAAATGTATTAAAAAATATGAGATAGCCTAGCTACTTGTCCAAAATCTTTATGATGGATAAAACCTTCTACTGCCTTAATGCCTCCTACACCATATCCGTTTCTGTGGTGCCATGAATCTGTGCCACTTGGAGATCGCAAACTTTCAACAGTTAAACCAATTAAATCTTTTGAAGTCTTATGATGGACATGGTGTGTGTAAAAATATCTATGATTTGTATTACCCCAATCCTTTTTTGATTCACTAGCCATTAACAAACCTAAGTCTTGTTGCTTAGCTCCATCCCCATGAGTTGTCCCGATTAGATTGCTTCCGTATATAAAATACTTTCGATGTGCAATTGAACAATCAAATGTAATGTTAGGAGAATTCCTAAACCAACTTTGAATTACATCCGCTAAAAAGAATCCGTTTGTATAATCGTGGTTAGATGGATTAAACACAAAGTGTACATCTGCAATTTGCATAAGTAGTTCCAAAACTTCTACATACAATTGTTTCGCTATTAAAAAACTTTCGTACCACATACCATCTGTATCCTGCGGTGTACCGCTAGTAGTCTGGCGCTTTGGTGTATCAATATGAAGTATGTCATTGCCACCAATAAACAGAACCTTATCAATATTAAACCCAGAAGCTTTTTGTATAACTCCCCGAACTCCTTCCAGTACTCGTTGGACTGCAATCTGTGAATTATAGTCTTCGCCTGTTTCAAATGATGATGCTAGTTTGCCGATGTGAATGTCCGCAGGATCAACAACTAACAAATGGCCGTCTACAATATTACTACGGATTATCGTTTCATACTTTGGAGAATGCTCGTCCATTGATTGAACTATCTCGTCTCGAATTTCTTCGTATGTTTTACCTTTCTCGCCCTTAACGTGGATTGAATACTGCTTGCCTTTAAACCAATAATTTGAAACGTTCTCCAATGGCAGACCTACCGCATCGCATTCGGTAGCCAAAGCGGGATGATGGTTTAAGCGTTTGTGTCTTTGTACTCTACGAAGTAAAGCTATCCTTAAAGTCTCTTTATTTATGTACGGATACATCTCTAGCAAATGCCGTACTATTTTACCTTGACTTTCAAACTGCCCTGTCTTGTATAATTCGAGCGCCTCTAAACTTACTTGCTCTGTACTTTTATTAGCGTTGTTGCTCATATTCCATCATTAATTGATCAACAAGAAACTCTAAATTATTTGCGAGCTTCATGCGTAATACAAATGAACTATCATCCATTGTGTTAACGGTTTCTAAAATGTCTAAGATTGTACCTAGCATTTTTAAAGTTG